GTTTTTATATGTGGCAAGCTCCAAAGGTGAAGTAAGAAGTTCAATCTCTTCTTGCGTGAGAAGACTCTTCTTATCATTCGGATTTCGCAAGTTATAAATGAGCAAACTTTGATTAGCCATTAATGTAATCAGCCAGTAGAGTAGGAAAGTGCCGCCTTACTATGTTTCCATAGCAGGTTTGCACAGACCCCTCCCCAAACCGGACGTACCCCTCTCGAAGTATCCGGCTTTCCATCATTGTTCAATTATTAAAACTCACTTATGGATTTCTCTGTGACAATCATAGCAAACAACCATGGTTTTTCTCTTTTTAGCAATCATATATTTTTCCCATTCTGATTTGCCTTTGAGATTTTTAACCTTATTAACATGGTGTATTTCGTAACGTTCAGCAGACTCACTACCGCACAACTCACATCTTTTAGCTTTTAATCGGCTATCAAATGTTGTTCGGGCATTTTGATTTATCACCCACGTTCGCGGCATATTATCTGCTGCATATTTATTTCCCTTGCTTTGTCTAAAATCCGCAAAGTAAAGATTCTTTTTCCCTCTAGTTGTTTCATAAGGGACGCACCATCCACCTTTTCCATCTTTGAACATAGTCTTGATTTTACCAATTGATGAACGATGTTTACCTGCAAGTGTTTTTAGACAGCTATATTCCATTAGATATGCAAAATAGTGTAGCTTATTAAAGTTACTGGCTAGACTATAATAATTGCATATCCCACGCAATTCAGCATTGAATGATGTTACGATTTCAAAATCCGTTTGTGTTATCATTACGTTGCGACACCATGGTTTTAATTCACCATTTACTTGTCTGGTTATTCCTTTTTCTAACAGAAATTTTTTAATTTTTTCGTCTAAAGGTACGGTTAGCTCCAGGGTATTGTTCAACGACCGTTGAGTATATCCTGACCCGTGACTTCTTGCTTCATTGTTTCTCCTAACCCGTACATCATAACCCAAAAATCTTGCTGAAGTATTGCTGTGGGTAATGAGAGTTTTTTCATCGGATAATTCCATCTTTAGAGTATTAGCAACAAAATTAGTGAGTTTCTCTTTTATTGCGATACAATCCTCTTTGTTTCCATTTATTCCAATTAAGAAATCATCCGCATATCTCACATATTTCAGCGTTTTATCAGTTTGTGATTTATAGGGAATTTTAAGCAATTCCTTCCTTTCTGCTTTCAGTTCTTCAAGAAGTAAGGTTTTTTCATGTCCTTCCGCGATTTTCAGCTTTTTACGCAATTTTTGGACTTTGCGCCATTGTACTCCGTATTCATAGGTGGTATGGGTTTTCCGAGGTTGCTCAAATTCTTCTTTAAGCTTTTCCACAAATTCATCTAATTCATGGAGATATATATTGGCAAGTAATGGAGAGATTATGCCACCTTGCGGTGTTCCACTATAAGTGTTGTGGTATTTCCAATCTTCCAAATAACCCGCTCCCAGGAATTTGTAAATCAACTTAATTAGACGTGCATCTGCAATTTTGCTACGAATAAATCCAGTTAATGCATTATGGTTGATGTTATCAAAACACCCCTTTATATCACCCTCTACAAACCATCTGATCCCATTAAACCCTCTTTTCATTCCACCCAAAGCTGTGTGACAGCTTCTATTTGGTCGAAATCCATGAGAACAGTCTAAGAAAACCGGTTCATAGACAGCTTCCATTATCATGCGTAAGACTTCTTGGACAAGTTTATCCGTAAATGTCGGAATCCCCAATGGACGCATTTTTCCATTTGCTTTTTTAATATACGTCCTTCTTACCGGAGTTGGTGAATAGCTTTCATTCGCTAACATTTCAATGATTCTACCTACTTTTTCTTCACTGAATCCGTCTGCTGTATCATCATTAGCACCTTTTGTAGATGCACCGTTATTAGCATAAAGATTGTTGTAAGCAATAAAGTATAGGTCGGGTCGGAGCATGTACCGATATAATCGAGTAAATACTTCATTCCTGTTATTCTGTGAGTTTTTCCTAATTCTCTCCAAAATCTCTATCGCTGGTTGCATATGAGGTTTTCCTCCCTAATCAATTTTTGATTTTGGTACACAATGACTGCTTCCCTTCGCCATGTAATGGGCGTTACCCATCTCGGACTACTATGGAAGCTCCGTTGCCTTGCGGAATATTCAGGTCCAAAGACCATAGCCATTAGGCTTTTCCGTTTAGGCAATCCCCAGTTAGCAAAGTCGCTAGGCTTATGGATTGTCGGATATGCTTTCGTTTCTTTAATACCGGTTCTCCGGCTTGTTTCACGGGTTTAAGTGATAATCCGGCATGTGTCGTCTGTCCATGACGTTACCCGTGTCAGAGGTTTCAGGCACTTTCCCCTGTTCTGACGAAAAGAAAACTCGAAACTCACATTCAGCAAATATAGCTTTATCCTTGTATCCATTTATCATTGCGGTTCAGTCGTGCCATATTGCCTTAGGCAACTTACCGCTTTCCCGCCGTGCTCTGTTCCCGTGTCAGCTTTCGCCTTTCGGTTAGGCGGGTTGATTACCGCATTATCTTACGGTGTAGCACCTTATGCTACTTTCGACTTTGCCCTATCTGGGCGCACAACAATCTCATCCAGTGCGAGTTCAAAGTTCTCACTTTTCATCAGCTTCTCACCCAGGTTTTCAAGCCCACCATAGCGCCCCGCAATTGCCTTTGTAGCTTTGGTGGTAAGAACCATTTTAAACTCAGTCCCCCCAATATCAATGGTGGTGCTTCTTTCTTCAGCGGCTTCATCAATCTTCAATTTTTCATCTGCCATGATCATTCCTCCCTTAAGATACAACAACAGTAGCTACCGAGGTTGTTACACTCTCTGCACCACTAGAGCTTAAAACACAGTAATAGTAGTAAGTGTCTGCCAGCAGGTCTGTTGGTATATCAAAGCTTGCAGATGTTTCCCCGTTGATGATTGTACCGCCAGTAGAACTGTCGACGGTATTTTCATACCACTGATACGTCACAGGATTTGACGTGTTGGTGCTTGCCACCACAGAAAGACTTCCTGTGATACTACCAGCTGTTACTTCAGTCAAGGTAGCTGGTTGTGTTGCTATGGTTATGGTTGGGGTTACGGCTGTAAAGTCTGGTTCGTATACGGATGTGAACCAGCTGGAAATCGTAGATGGTGCTACACCATTGTCCCCTTCAGTGACTTCTGCTTTCCAAGGATGCTTGCTTTCACCGTCTAGTTTGTTTCGTCTGAATACTGTTCCTTCTATGGTGGGACTGCTAAAGGTAATAGAGTCACCTTTTGTGGCAAGGCTTGTGGCAGGAACGCTAAAAATAACCCTGTAAAGCCAAAAATAGCGATACTTTCCGTTGGCCTTCTTGGCACGAAACCCTATGGCCACAGGACTTCCGCCATCTTCACTCCTTGATACCACTACATTGTTGCTGTCGATTTTACAGCCCGTCAAATCCTGTGCCACCAAGGACCCAATATCATCAATCCCTAAGCTAAGGGATCCACTTTTGAACTCCTTCACGACTTCAGATGCACCATCATCTGCATAAAGGATTGCTTCAATCAGCTCTACACTCAGTTCTGCTGTCATGGCTTTTGCCAGGACTTTAGGCGTTCCATAGGTTTCAATGCCATTTTGGTCTTCCGTTATCTTGGCATAAAATAAACTATCCAATCCGATTGTTGCCATTTAATCTTCCTCCGTTTCATATTCTTTCATTACGTCAATGGCGTAATGATGAAATTTTGTATCGTTCTCGTAGCCCACATACTGCCTATCCGTTATGGTCATTCCTCCTGCTTGCAGGACTTTTGTCAGTTCCTTTTTTCGCTTGTTATAGTTCTTCTTCGTGAAAAGGGACAACCTGGCTTCTGATACGATCATATAGCCCTCATTATCTGCAAAAAGATCAAGCCTGTCTGACATAGGTGTGATGACCAAGTATTCCTCCGGCGGTGTGTCTGAAAACACCCCCGTTTCCACTGGAATCTTGAGGGGCGCTAGTATGTGGTTTAAATCTGCAAGTAAACTCATAGTTTTTCAATCTCCTTATCCAGCGCATCTTTCATTGCTTCTATACAATCCTTTTTAGACGCTCTCTTTGAGGGCTTAAGCCATGGCTTTGGCGGTTGACCGGACTTACCATACTCGATAACCGCAGCCTTTAGTGCATTGGATACACCTTTACTATCTTTGGTTGTCGGAATACCCACACGCAATGTCCAATCCCCTTTATAGTTCTGCATCGGCTTTGATGTTTCAAGAGAGGCTAGTAGCTCACCCGTTGACTGGGATGGTTCCTTTGTTCCCTGACCAATGCGAAGGGCTAGATTGCTTTTTGCTTTCTTGATTGCTGGCTCTGCACCTTCCTGAAGGACTCTCGGTACAATCTCGTCAAACTTGTTATTCAACTTTGAGAGCTTATTGATAAAATCCTCTGGCATCTTAAACGTTGCTTTTGCCATGCTCATCACCCCTTTGACCCTGTCACTTTTTCTGCCAGCACCTCTACATACATGCCTTTCTCTCTGATATCTTCCACGCTCAAAATATTGTACTTTTCACCCTTACACACCAGTACATGAGCCGTACTGATCTCAATAGCAGGTGGCTTGCGAAACCTGAAAAGGGCAGTGGCTGTGGTAAAGCTTGCCCTGTTTTTCCAGGCTTCATTGCCATGTCTGCTTTCCTTATAGGCTCTGGTTTTTAGTAAAAGTGCTTCTTCTTTTGTCACGAAGCCTTCTTCATCTTTCACCGAGTTAGTGCTATAGATTTCAACAAAGGTCTGCATCATTCCAAAACTCATATGACCACATCCCTATTCATGCGAAGGAGCATGTTCACCACACGCCACACCTGCTCACTGGCATCCACCTTATCCTGAAAAAAGCCGCCAGTGCTACCATCTCGGCTTTCATAAAAGTGGGATGATAGCATAATGACAGCCTGTTCTGTAGTTGGATCCATGGGATTTGTTTCATAGAATCCCGATACTTTTTTCTGATAGCCTTCTGCATAAGAGGTAGCGGCGGTGATGTAACTTGTGATGAGTTCATCGTCCTCATTATGATCAAGAATCAGATTCTTTTTTACCTTCTCAAGTATAGCTGACATCACCGTCTACCCCCTTCCTTATTCTGATGCCATAAGTCCTACAGCTTTAAGCTTTGCAAGAAGTGCATTAAAATCAGAAACCAGTTCCGGCACATCAGCTGCGGTGCTATCTGTCTGAAGGGCAGAGGGTTTAACCTCCAC